CGCTAGAGAGAAGCCGGCAACCCGGTACCAACGACAGACCCACCGAAGTTATTTACGTCGTCGGGACACACAGGATAGAGAAAGCCCTGCATGCTCGCCCCAAAGGAACTTGCCCGCTAACCCAGGCCACGGGAGTTACACTAACCGCGCAACCAACGACCCGCATTTAGCCTTCGACACCTGCCAGCGGGGACAGGGCGGTGCAAGAAAGCGCCAACAACTACCGCAAGTGGACACGACTGAGGAAAGCCGGACCACACCAGCGCCTTTTGCCTAATCTCGCAAACACCGAAAACAGAAGATCGTAGCGCCACCGGCCCTCTACCAGCATGGCAAACCGCCTTGACGTGCACAAGTGTTTAACGCGTCACTGACTTTAAGGATTTACGGGCGCCTACCAATAGGATGCCGAGCCCGGCGAACCGAACCGACAGAGCCCAATGGCGCTACCACAACCACGCGCACCGGCTAGACCAAAAGAGGAATAGCGGGCACACACCACGTGTCTACCGGACGTAAAGCCATTACAGCTCACCATTCTCAGGCCGCCCTCAAACGCCAAATGGCACCGGGACAAGGGCAACCGCCCCAACCCGCCTTGGTCCTACTACCCCTTCCAACGGCCGGATTTCGGCTACTTACCGCAGGGAGGTGGAGTCTGTGGGTCATGGCGCTAATACAACCAAGAAGTAGGCCGCCGACCCTTTCACCAGCAAGGCAAACTCACACCGAGCCACAACCGGTAACAGTTGGTACCCTCACAACTGGTCGGTGAACCGAGCCACCGCACCAGCGCCAGCCTCGTCCAGAGGAAGCCCCCAAGGATCAGCAATACCCGCAAACACGGAAGAGCGGGGCACACCCACCCAATCGCCAGGTATCACACCAACCTTGAAAGACTTCTCCCAAAGGAGCTGCTGCACTACGGGAATGCCCCAGGAACGCTCGAATTGCAGTCTGGCATCAGTAGTTATCACCTCCCAATTCCTACTTCGCCAGCCGTCGCTCGAGGTAGCGACGCGTTGATACTCAAAATTCCCAAGATCAACCCCTTCCCGCGCGAAGGAGACATGTCTTAGTCTTTTGAGCATGGCGTGGGCAAACGCCTGCAGAACAGGCACGCCCCGGTTGAGTACTGCCTCGCAGTAGGCCACACTCTTCAAAACACGGACACCGCCCCGCATTTCGTTAAAATGCTGGTGCCCCGCGAAAGCATGTGAAAGTACCTTCAAAGGAGAACGTACCATAGTCCAACGCCCGTTCACGCACAACGGCTTGGACTGCCCAAAGACAATACCACTAACCTCACTGGCGACCTCGCCCATCTCGGCCTCATGGCCCATCTCCTTGAAGACTAGTGGCAGCTCTCGCCGCCAAAGGTTTAAGTGCTTGAGAGAGATGAAGATCACTGCATTATCTCCATCAACAAGCATATCGAACTTAGTTCGAAGGCGCGCGGCCACAGCCAACACCAAGCAACACATAACGAGCGAGTTGCCCAGGCCGGTATTGAAATCGCCCGACGCCCTAACACCTTTGGCGCGGTATCGCACCCCACTCCTGAATTCTCCAGAAAACTCAAGCTGCCAAGACAAGAGTTGTCTGAGCCTGGGAGACTTCAGGAGAGCGGAATAAATACCGTGCTCCTCTTCAAGCATGGAGATGTCCATGTGGGACTCGAAGGACCTGCAATCAACCTCGAAGCACACAAGCCCCGGGGTTGACAGCATCTTCCGTCTCAACAGTGACGCCCTCTGCTCTCCGCACAGGCCCTTTCCAATCAATCTGGTACGCGTGTACATGTCGCCCCACCCACGAAAGGCGGGGTAGACGGCATGCTCAAGGGGTTTAAGATAACTAGCCAGCTCCAAGTTGTACCTAGGTGACCTGCCCATGATCACCCGCGGCTTGTGCACCTTGTAGCCGGCAAGCTTCTCCGCCTTAACAAACGCAGCGACCTTGGCGTCGCGATGGGTGGACAACCCGTCAGCCAAGAGCGATGCATGTGCCTCCTCGTAACGCGCTCGAAGCCTACTAACCCTGTAGGACTCGACGACCCGTTGATAGGTCCACCGTTCAAACGGCTCCACCCTGGAGACAAGAACGGACCTCAGCAGACGAGCTGCCTTGGAAAAAAGCCCAACGCCCAGAGGCGTGGGGCTAGGGTTAAGACCCAGCGTCCGCAGCTGCAGGCCGCGAATCGCATTGTGGGCACAAGACCTGTGCACCTGGGGGTGCCACACTCCCTCCAAGGGAGGTGTGTAGCAGCGGTACTCGAACCGCTTTCCGAGGCCGTCCTCGCAGACACCCACGTCACGGGGGAACTCTATGCTGCAGCCGGGCTTGAGAGGCACCTGCAATGCCCCCCCAACACAGACCGCTTCCTCCATTCCGTAGGTGGCCTACGTAGACAACCGAACCGAGTGTGCACTCGGTTCCAACTGATCGCTCAGGTCACGCCACCTGAGGATCCGGCGTGCTGACTCCCAGAAGCCAAAGTCCATGCCGTCCTTGACTAGCCCGCCAGCTAGTGCGCCAAGAACACCCGTGGACCAACGTGCTGCGTCCGTTCTCAACAGAGAAACGGCAGCAACCTCCTGTCGTTGCGGCAAAGCCGCAAAAGTAACAGACCCGGAGATGACAAACGACAGGTCAAGATCGCTCATCCCACGTTCCTTAGCCCAGAGCCTTGCCCTGGACCGCAGACTTTGGAGTAACCCAAAATCAACGGCCCGCAAAGCGCGAGAGCAGACCAAGGAAGCAACCAGTTCCGGACAGACCCAAAGGGACTGCCCGACACCACCTCCCCCGGTGACGAGGAGGGGCACGGCCGTCGCAGACTCACCTTCTGCGGATACTGTGATGGGTCTCGGAACACCCACCTTAACCTCACCGGAGGACCATGACGAAAGCCATGACACGGCCGCGTTGGCAGGCGTCGAACCGGGGAGGTCTCTCCACCACCCAGAACGAAGCGCCACGCGGGCCAGGGAGTGCGTCTCCCTTCCCCTACGGCGAAGCCTGAAACCCAGGAGCACACTGGGTTTCTCCGCCTTTACCTTGGCGGGTTCTTTATCCTCGGTCCTGGCCGAGCGCCCACACGGTTCCAAAAATGGATCTGCATCTTGACACGAAGCGTCCCAACCCAAAGGGTCAAAACCCCCGCAGACGTCGAAGGGAAACAAGTCCACCGAGGTGAACAAGTACCTTGGACAACAGCAGACAGTCACATCACTCTGAAAACAATCAAAGCAAGCGACCCCAGGGCGCACTGTCCCAGAGGACACGACACCCCAGCCACCGCAGAACCTGGCCGCAACGACTAGGTCCGAGAGCTCTTCGCCTAAGCGACCCCAAGCACCACACAGCACGGTGTTTAGGTCTTTTACGTCGTGCAAAGCCGAGTCTCTGGCTGCAAGCGACGAGAAAAAAGGTGTTTCCATCCGGAAGAGGGGTAATAGAGGGACAAGCAAAGGACCACCAATGCCAACCCACCACCAGCGCCCAACTGGTGGATCGTAATCAAGACGGAGTTGCTCATAACGGGAGCTCCCCAAGTGTGCCGGAGGGTCTCTTGCGCTGACCAGGCGGTCATACTGCATAACAGCTGACTAGCGGGTACCATCCGCTAAGAGGATGCCAATTCATAACGCCGTATTAGCCAAATCGCGAGGACTCTGTGTGTTTACCATCCACACGGCCCAGCCCAGGACCAGCGAGTAAACAGCTCGCCACACTGCGCGTTAATTGGGGTTACTTGACCATATTACCAGCCCGCCAACCATGCTGAGCCGAAGCCAACACGGAGTACGTGGTCCGCAAACTGCCCCACAGGGGAGCGAAAACACGAATCCCAAT